TTCGTTGAAGGGTAAGGAGAGAAAAATGAAAATTTATATTGTTGCACATGAAAACATAACGTTTCCAGAAGCATATCAGAAAGTTGAAATCATGAAGGAAGATATAGATAATTATATTCTGAAATCTGTGTCCTATGATAATATGTTCGACAAGATACCTGATTTGATTTCTTTTGCTCCGGATGCAGTAGAAGAACATCTTTCTGAAATTATAAATTTTTGGTTAGAAAATCAGAAGGATGCTTTACGAAATAGGTTACTACGACTTGGGAGATTTTTATTTAGCTTTGGAAAGGTAGGTTAACAATGTAATCTTAAAAATAAAAAGGGGGAGTTAATCCCCTTTTATTATGATATAATTTGAATTGTTGTAACTAAACATTCCATTATTTTTCCGCCCCCGTAGACGTGATAAGTTCCCTCGGTATGCGCAGTACTTAAATTAGTAAACTCAAAATAAACGGTGCCAGGTGATGTATTTTTAAAGTAAGTTGACAAAGCTATATTTGAATTAGTTGTATTATCTTTAAAAGTTTGAATAAAGTATCTAACTGAATCATTTTGGTTAAGGTTTAAATTGTTATTATTTAAAAAATTAGTATAAGGGACATCAAGTGGTTGTGTTTGTATTTTCGAGCCGTCAATTTTAAATGTTATATTAGTGGTTGATGATACAAATATTTCAAATTTTGAATATCTACCCATTAATGGTGTCAATATAAAAATATAATTCCCACTTGAGTCAACTTTACTACCCCCGCCCCCAGCGTGCTTGTCTACGTATTGTTTCGTGGCAACCTGCATTGCTTCGTTTGGGTCTTCATCTACCAACAGAGATGAACTAAATTTTACGTTCTGGAATCCAGAAAATCTCATCTGCTGAAAGCCTGTTCCATCACAATTATACTGTTTAACAGTAGTGCCCGGTACGACCGAAACATCGCTAATGGAATAAGTAATTAATTTACTATTAAGAGCGTTCGGGGTGTCCGTATGAATAATGTTATTTGAAACGATTCCAACAGAACCTCCATTTGTCTGTACACCAAAACCGAAGTCGGAAGCATATGCTAAATGTACACCTTCTTCAAAATCAATCTGACTTCCTGTACCCATTAAGAGATTTCCTGAGAGCCTTCCGCCAGTTAACGGTAAATATTCTTGCATCTGTTCTTGTATATCATTTTTAGCAATACTAATCTGAGCATCAACATATGATTTCGGCGTGACATCTCCGTTATTCGTAGGAGTTTTCACATTTTGGATTGTTGTTTTATTTCCAAACTGAAGCGTACCAATATTGTTCATTTCTACAATGTCAGTATTGGAGTTGCCCGTAAGAACCAAATGTCCAGTATCTTCATTCTGATAGAGAGCATAATTCGCCGAACCGAAACGAACGGAATTATTTACTCCCATATTGATATCGCCGCTCATCGTACCACCAGTCAGCGGCAGATAATCTCCAGTAGGTTTTACCCCAGCAACAGCATTATCAACGTATTCCTTGTTTGCGGCATCCATCGCATCCACGGGATCAGCAACCATAGAAATCTTTGCACCGTCAACATCAATTTCCGGATAACCTTCAAAGAGAAGCGTATTATTTCCAGCCGCAATATGACCGGTATCCATTACGATTTGATTCAGACCCATAGTCAGATTGCCGGTCATGGTATCGCCAGCTTTCTTAACATAGTCACCTTCCACGGTGGTAATGTCCTGTTTAATATTAGTGATCTCAGTATTAATGTTATTGATACTCGACTCATTCGTAGTCACACGATTAGTAAGCGAAGCGATATCAGATGTATTTTTCGTAATATTCTTCTCTGCAGTACCCATTCTTGTCGTAAGAGCCGCAATCTGATTATTTACGTCAGTGAGTTTAGCATTAATACCAGTTACTTTACTATCCAATGTTATCTTATTTACAGCATCAAAATCATTCTGAGGATTTCCCACATTTGAAATTCTCAATGGAGAAGGCTCAAACGATAAAGGAGCGTAAAGTTTCAATCCATCTTGAAGGTTAGCAAATTTAAGGGCAACATTGCTACCAATACTCATGTTTAACATATCATTGAGATAAAGATTTCCGTATAAATGGGTATCCCTATGATCGTCGGGTTTACCAACCTGTAAACGACCCGTGTTAAGATCTCCTGATATGTCAGCGGAACCATCAACAGAAAGACCTCCATAAGAGATGGTAAGCTTACCCGACATAGTATCCCCAGCTTTTTTCACAAAGGTTTCCTTTGCTTCATCCAGAGTATCTGCGGCGTCTTTTGCGGAGTTTGCCGCATCGGTAGCAGACTGAGCCGCCTGAGAAGCAGAGTTCGCTGAAGCTTCCGCACTGTTCTGGGAAGCAGTAGCAGACTGAGCCGCCTGTGAAGCAGAGTTCGCTGAAGCTTCCGCACTGTTCTGGGAAGCAGTGGCAGACTGAGCCGCCTGAGAAGCAGAGTTTGCAGAAGCATCCGCACTGTTTTTCGATTCTGTAGCAGAAGCGGCGGAAGCATCTGCACTCTTTTTCGATTCTGTAGCAGAAGCGGCACTTTCCGATGCGCTACCGGCGGATGCGGCCGCGGATGTTGCGGACTCCTGTGCGGAGTTTGCCGCCGCTTGAGCTTGTGCTTTTGCGTTTTCTGCTTCGGTGTGGGCGCGATCCGCTTCCGAAGATGCTCTGTCTGCCTGATTCTGAGCTTCTAAGGCAGAAGCGGCGGCGGCATCCGCTTCCGAGCTGGCACGATCTGCCTGATTTTTCGCGTCTTCTGCGGACGCTTGCGATTTATTCGCTTCCTGTTCTGCCCGATCTGCTTGCGCTTTCGCTTCTTCCATCCATTTGTTGGTCTGTTCAAGAACCTCTTGAAATGCCTTATCAATGATTTCATAGTTTTCATTCATGTCATTGATCACTTCATTGAAGTGCAGATTCGTCTTGTTCATAATCTCGTAGAACGAGAGAGAATCATCATAGATGGTCGGAATAGCTAACTGTGTGTGATAGTGGATATAGCGAAGTGGGTTTAAATATCTCATAGTTACCTCCTAATAATATACGCCGAGGAAGCAATCTTCCAGCTCCTCAATAATCATCACATCAATATTTAAAAGGGTTTCTCTCCACTTTAAAATAAGATCGTTCGGGTTTACACCGTCCCAACCGGTGATTTCACGAATATAATCAGTATTCGTTTTACCATTGACGTTATGAGTATAGTCCGTATCACGGCTATTTTCATCGGTAAAATGACGATCATAAGTAGAATCAACTTTTGTGTTTGAAGTATCGTTATAGGTTTGATCCGTTGTATTCTCTGAGGTACCGTCATTCGTTGTGTTCTCATTTCCCGAGGTGGAACGAAAATCTGTTGAGGAGGCATATAGATTATTCTCCAGATCGTTCCACGTCAACTGATTCATCGGGGTGTTGGATGCCACATCTTTTACCGTTTCGGAATAAGTTCTGGTACCTTTGTCATGTGTTTTTCCCGTCTGTTTGATATTGGTCTTGGCATCGTCGGTAAAATCAGTTAACGTATTTGCTGTATCAGAAGTTGCCGCAGTGTCATGATACTCGCTTGTTTCGTTTGATGTCTTGTCTTCGGTACGATTTTCATTTCCGAGATATTTTTCAATGTAGTTTCTTGTCCAAAGTTTTTCATATTTTACTTGTGTTGTTTCCCACAGTTGAATATAGTACGGCATGATCTCGCCGAGGGTTTGCTGTAGACGTAGTTTCCAAAACTCTACCGTTTCCTCGCCAATTTCCCGGAAGTAATAATGCCGTAAAATCTTTTGGCAGAGGGTAGGACGATAGGATTCTTCCCAGATGGGAAACTCATAGAAGATCTTTTCCCATACGGCGGGGATGATGGTATTTACATCCGTGACCCAATTATTTGGGGGTTTGGTATTGTCGTTGATTACTTGGTTATACAAATATTCGCAATACCAGCGCACCATAGTTGTTGTGCTACTCACTATAGCTCACCCCCTTGGACTGACGCGCAGTTTTTTGCATAGAGAAGGTATCGTCTTCTGTGTTATCCTGATAAGTATTATAGGTATAACCTTGCGTATTTTCTCCCAGAATATCTGCGTAAAGATTGGAACGAAAGTCTACCGATACATTCGTACCAAAAAGTTCATTGAAATGTTCTACTGCTTGCCGACGAGAAACAAGACCTACATTCTGCGCCATTTCGGAATAACCTAACCCAGCGGTTACTTCATTTGATACGAGACGCTCGGTCTTTTCCGATGCTGGGGTAACGATACCAAAGGCAGATAACATTTCTTTCCACGTATTAATCTTTTGAATCTGTAACTTATCCGCAATATACGGGATATTTTGATTCAAAATTTCAATGTTATCAATCGGTGTTCCTTCCGAAGTCATAATAAACGGTTGATAGCCAAAGAACTTCTGCATTAGGTTCTTATAGGTCAGTTTCTTTTTCTCTGGTGTTTTGACAATCAGCGCGAACTTTTGCAATTCAACGTTAGACAGAATATTCATTTCAATACTGGTCAATTTCTGTGCGAAGAGATAAGCGGTCGGTTCATCGGGTAACCAGCTTAAATTATTGAAACACAGAGCACAGTTTTTCATATCCAATTCTTTGTAGGTATAATTTACATTTGTACTATACGCTGTGACCTTTTTCGGCAGATTGTAAAAGTCCATCTCGCCGGTTGTGGTACACTGCAGTGAGAGATATTTTTCCAGAATTTCATCGTAGAAGAAGACACACTTGCCATTGTAAAATAGCAACCATTCGATATATCTTTCATTCATATCGTCCGGAAGATCTCTCCATTCATAACGCGATAAGGCGATATTTCGAATCCGATTGTAATAATCGTGAAATATCGCGTTTTTCATTCGCAGAATGGTTTTATCCGACCATTCTAAAGGCAATCCTCGGTTTTTCAATGCCCTAACACTCCTTCATTATTATTTAGATCATAATTTCCGACGTCGGTGGTATGCCAAAAAGTGATTCCGTTGGTTAAAATCTGCTTAATCATACGCATATCTCCAACAGGCATGTTGCCGGTCACCGACGGCTGATCTAACTTCAGGTAATTCCAATATTTTCGAGTGTGCAAGTTTGGGACGCCGGTACTATTGACACGGTATCCAAACTTGGTGAAGTAATCATCAATTTTTACAACATAACCCCAATGAAGTCTTTTATGGATAATCCAAAAATCCATTGTTTCCATGTTGTAATTCACACCGCCGACATTATTTGCACCTTTGCTTTGATCTGGCTGACTTTTGACTACAGATAACCCTCCGAAAGTGGAAAGACCAGCTTGCACCGCACCAATCCCAGCCTGCAACATTCCTACCGCTGTAGACACACCTGCACCCGCTTTTGAGGTAAGTCCTTGTGCGGCAGTGCCCGCTCCAGCTGAGCCAGCACCCAGCATCGAAGCGATCATACTCAAGGTAATATTCGTATCTTGCTGTGCATAGTAGTTCTCCCATACACCAAAGTTCCAATTGCATTTCGGAAAACCAGAAAGTTTGATTCCGTAATCATAGTTATTATTGCACTTCATATAGTATGAAGGATACATAAAATAGGTAGGATCTGCGCCGAAAGCAAACTTAAATTTAAACTTCATCTTCGTTGCTCCCGGAGTAGGATCGCTTTCTATGATATCTTCGTATTTATAATCGTAGCTTTGACCGTCGAGCGTGGTAATACTGAAGAAATGATAAGGCCAGCAGAACAGCTTATTGTTTTTCGGCACATAATCATCATCGAGAGTGGAATAGTTGATATCGTATTCTTTTTCATCGACAACCGCCGTACCGGAAAGGGCAGTAACATCGTATTTTCCATGATCTGCCGGAGTAACAGTAACCCCTTTCCATGGAACCATGGAGATACTGCTAATCGCCCCAGCCTTTCCACCTTCGTTCATACGTTTTAACCAAGCGTTGCAATTTTCTACCCCATTATTTTCAACATCAAATCCGATATATTTTAGACCTTGATAGGTATTCTGTATGAGCTGTCCTTCTTTTACTTCATCCTCATCGTCAATATCTTCCGATGTAGTGGCCAATATTAAGGAACGATATTCTAAATTATTATCAAACTCCCCCGGGGCAGACCGAGTAACTGGTTCAAATATACCCGAATTTTCCACCTTGTAATATTCATATCTCTGCATGAAATTCAGATCTTCTTCTACCACATTCCTTGATATGGTATCATCCGACACATGCATCCGCTCGATAAAGGATTTTTTAATTTCAAAATCGAAAAGCCATGTTTGCATGACATCAATTTCAAAAGTAATTGCCGTGCAATTTTCGTTGATATACAAAATATCGGAAATAAAGGCATAAAGCCACTTATTACCAAACCCTCCATTCTGAAAACATAGATAGTTACAATCATAGAAATAATCTGCTACGTCTTCCAGAAAGATTGCCCACGCAGAACTATTCGATGCCAGCCGCTGATACGTTAAACCACTATACGTCTTTTTCGTTTTCGATGCAAAATAGCTTTCCTGTGCAGATTTTGACGTAAACAAAATCGTGTCCGTATAGGTATTATCTAACGGAATCGACTGACATACACGAACCGTTGTCGATGGACCAATTAAAGGACGAATCATATTCTTACCTCCAATTCAGTGATAGCCTGTCGTTTCTTGACAGGCTATCATATAGTAAAAGGAAAGGAGTAGAGTTAAGCATTTTCCCTCGTCAAAATGGTAGCCGTCTGGCTAACTGGAAAATACTTCGATTTTGCAATAATGTTAAACGTGTTTGGAATCTTTTCATTTGCAGAAACATGTACTCGAACCTGAGTATTATTTACAACCGTCATGGTTGTTTCGGTAGATTCATTTCCGGTCATTTCCCACTCAAGGGTATCATCTACCGTGCCCGTGGACTTGATCGCCGCATTGATGGTCACATCTTTTGGCAACTGAGATCTCTGAATGACACTGTTAGATGGACTCAGTGTAATTCCTGTAATCTCATTATCTGGAACAGTAAACAGAATCGCATTTGCAAAACGAGAAACAGAAAATACAGTCCACTTATGAAGGAAGTAGTTCCAATACAGTCCTTCCGGATTGCGAACATCTTCAAACTGGAGAAGCACATCGTAAATCTGGAAAAAGCTTTCGTCACACAGAAGCAGTTTTGCCCCGGTAAGCTCACCGAAGTTATCAATTAAGATTCTTCTTCCCATGAACTCTGCTTTATCCATGTTAAATGCGGAAGCCAGTACTTCCACATCCATCATTGCATCAAATTCCGCGTCGATGAAGATAATCTGTGAACTGCGGTTCGTATAGGTCGGAACTCCCATCGCGTTGTACTGAGTGCTCATAAAGGTCAGCTTATTACTGTAACCCTTTACAGTAGAAATGATTGACTTCATATTGTCCGCAGTAACCGCCGGAATTTCCACTTCATAGAATAAGCCTTTCTTTGCATATTCTACGATCAACTGCTTCATGGTAATAAATTCGTCATATTCCATACCGGAGTACAGGCTGGAAATAATATCACTTACCAGATTGTAAACGCCATCTTCCGACAGGAACGCTCTTTCCAGATCTCTTCTCTGAATCGTCGTTTTAAAGAAGTTCTGATAGTCCAGCTTATGGAAAATAGACTTTACATCCGGAATTTCACGTTTCATGAACTCCGTTTCCGCTGTCTGAGGATCATAAATCTTTGCCTTAGCAAGAGAAGTGTATACTTCTTCAATGGTTTCTCCGTAATCAAGCATACCCTTTTTCAGCATAGCAAACGGATTCTTATAGAGACGCGAGCTAAGAATCACCTTACCAATACGGTTTACCAGTGCATCGAGGAACTCATTTGCCAGTCCCGGAAAATTGAGAACCGCAGAACCGTAAGTCTTAATATCTTCCTGCGTTGCTACAGGAACTCTTTCCTGAAAGGAAAGGGATGCGTCATTACGAATCGCATTTAAAATATCTACACCGTTTTTTGCTAATTTCACATTTTTTGGTTTTGTTGCCATTTCACACCTCTTAATTTTCTTCTGTCACAAATACATCATCATAAGTAAGTTCTTCTGCACTATGAGCAGTTTCTTCCTCGTCTAATACGGTAGTGTCCGAGTTTACCGTAGCGTCGCCATTCATAAACCTTTCTACATACCGTCTTTTTAAATCATTATAAGAATTTAAAGCATCATCTTTTTCTGCATGAGCGGAAGCTAATGCTTCATCCAAAGTAACAATTTTGCCTTCTAATTCTTTGTTGTAATCAGCAATCGTTTTAACTGCGGTCAACCCTTCATCAGAATCCGCGAAGCCCTGACTTACAATGTCTAACGCTTCATATACTGTCATTTCGTTTCACCTCCTAAATTTTTCGCAAGCTGATAAATATTATTTGCGTTCGTAAGAGCCATACGATAGCAAATAACAATCACACGGAGCATATCTTCTGTCAAATTCAAACCTTCTCCTGTACCTTTAATTATATCAGATTTAATCAAATCTTCAATAATTTCTTTTGCGTAATCAGGAATTTCTTCTAATTTCTGATATCTTTTTTCTGCCATTTCTGTTTCCTCCTTAATTTCTTCGGCTTTATATTTTTCATAATTTGTTCGAACAAATTCCGTATTCCCACGGAATAACTTCACGGTTGTTCGGGTATCTGCATGAGTAAACGTCGTATACGTTCCAACCGTATATTTACTATGATCATAGACATAGCTCTGCACTGCGGCTGGGGGAACTCCGGTTACCTGTATATCTGCGGCTTTTCCAAGCGTATGCTGAGAATTTGATACACCACCAACTGCCGCATTATGCGACTTCGTGCGATATCCCGAAGTAATGACCACAGGTTTTCCAAAATATTCTCGGATTTGATCCAACAGATCGACTAAATTATCATCGATTAAAACGGTAGGATAACCATCTTTTGACTGAAATTCTCTTACTTTAAAATACTTACCCACTTGATAGTCCAAATTCGTAAAAGTACTAACCATCCGAACCTCCTGTTAAATGTACATTCGACGCCGATATATTTTGAATGTGCGTAATATGCGCCCAATAGCCAGCTTTAAAATACTGCTGATAATTTCCAAGGATTTCATCACAACGATAAAACTCACTATCGTTAAAATACCACCAACCATTGCAATAGGAAGGAAAGTAGGTTGCGGTATACGTCTTCCCGTTGGGACGCTTAAAGACTACCGTAAATCTGCGGATCGTAACGTCAATCGCTCCGGACTCTCCGCCGCCCCCTTCTCCCCCGCCGCCGGGGTCAGCTCCGTTCTGAAATACACGCCAATAACCTTTGGAGGCCCCGGTACTGCCCACGGTATTTGACCCGTTATTTTTCCAAATAACACGGGACCTTCGCGTGTCCACATGGGTAAAAGTACCGTAAACTCCGATTCCCCCGGTCGAAAAGGTTTCTTCCACGTAGTTTGCTACGGCTAAGGGCGGTACGCCTCGAAGCTGAATATCAGCGGCCGTTCCTTTCGTATGCTGACTGGATGCCGCACCACCTACCGCGGCATTATACGATGGAGTACGGTACCCGGACGTTATTGTAATTCCCGAGCCGAAAACGCCGCGAATCCTCTCCAATCGTTCGGCAAGAGCATCGTCGATCAGCACGGTATCCGATCCATCATTACACGCAAACTCGCGAACCTTAAAATGTTCCGATACATTGGTGTTTGCGTCAGTTCTCATGCTATACGTCTGTACCGCCATTGTTTACCGCCTTTTTAATTTCTTCCACCATCACCTTAATCTGTGTTAACATTTCATTCATGTGTTCATCTGACTTTGTCATTTGATAATAAAAAAGCAGACACATCACGATCGGAAATCCTACCGTGGAAATATAAGACATAATCTGTTCCATTCAACCCTCCTTTAACGGATCATATTTAAAATCTCCAAACCAATCCGCTTGACACGCTGGTTTTCAAAATATAGAAATCCCTGCTCGTATCCCTGAATCATCAGATTCAGCCACGCAATTTTTCTTCCTCGATTTGCAAAATAGGTATTTTCGGTATGGTCTTCTCTGGTTAACGCATACGTTACGCGTGACTTGTCGAAAGTAGAATCCATATACAGGTACCCATTTCTGCGATCAAACCAAAGCCCATACTCATTATCCAAATATACAAGATTGCATACGCTCTTGACATCTCCGGTTTTCTTTTTAATAAAGTCCTTAGTATCTTCAACATATTCGTTATCTATTGCATATTGCCCGAACTTAGATCCCTCGATCAACTGTCCGAACCGAGTTGATTTTTTCTTATCTCGATAATCTTGCGATAAGGTGTGCTCCAAGTAAATTAACCCATTATCCGTTAGTTTCCAACGCTTTTTCCCGTAAGGCTGGGATAAGTTAAAATAATCATAATAAACATTGGAAACATTAATACTATTGGATAGAAAATATACCGGAACATCATTCATTCGAGATATCGTTTCATAAAGGTCCAAAAATAAGCGAATCTCATTTTTTAAGTATCTCTTGCTCTGAAATTCATCAAAACATATGGAAGTAACTCCGGCGTAAGATACAGATTTATCTTTTCCACCAGTATTTAAGTCCACTCCATAACCCATAAGATTCCATCCACCTTTTTCTATTCCACGTTCGCGTTCATAGAAAAAAGTTCCGCTTCTCCCCGTCGTTATTTTGAATTGCGTTTCCGGATATAAATGTGCAATATCTTTGAAAAAAGACTTTGCCGCCTTTACTAATTCGTTTTCAAATCTTCGTAAATAGACAAAATTTTCACCTTTTTCAAAATAATTTTTACAAGCGATCTGCGTTTTATATCCGTAAGTCTTACCATTTCCTCGTTCGCCTGTGATAAAATTAAATAATGCTTTCTTTTCTAAACAATTATCATAACTATAATACATTATTTCGCCCCTTTTTAAGAATGTACAGGCGCAGAAGAACACTATTCCCATAGCTATAGATCTCCGGGCGGGGCTTAATCCGTGGATTCCCTTCATCATTCTTTCCGCTAACCTGTACATATTTATTATATCAAAAAATGTGTGCATAGTCTATTTTAAATTAAATGTAGTTTCAATTAATACAGCCCCGCCTTCCGTTTGGGTGAGCATTAATTTTCCTGTATAAATCTGACCTGTTTTAAAGTTATCATACGTGACTTGTTCATAACATTTTGCTGGCAGACCCGCACAGGTGATTAATAACTCACCGTCTTTTTCTCCAATGTATCGTTTCGCTCTGATATATCTTGCTCTATCAAATTCTTTTTCAATTTTAAAATATCCTAATTTTTCATTGTCTAATGGAATATTGTCTGATTTTTCTTTTAAGTGTAAAGAGTCTGTGTCGCAGTAAATAAAGCTGTCGTAATTTCTCTGCGCATAGGATATGATATATTTTCTTGCATACGCGGTGACAAATAATCCAACAGGCAAATAATATTCTGGACGAAATTCTGGTGCCATTGTTTGGAATCGTAAAATATTATTTTCTAAGTAAGGAATTTTTTGTGATTTTAACGGATTCGTCGCAAATTTACCATATGTCGAATTTTGCATCTGTTTTGAAATAAAACGTAACCCATTATTCCCTTCTCTTCCTGCCCTTTCTTTTACTGCCGCCCATTTTTGGATGAACTCAGTGAAGAGATTCTCTGTGCCGCGAAAATAGTAAACCTTATGCACTTTAAAATACGCAACTTCATAATGTTCTAAAAACATTTCATAGTCAACCGAAGTTAAGGTTAAATTCACAATTTCACTTTTACTATTTTCCAGATACTCTCTTCCATTAAATAATTGTGAATTTTTAATCTGTATCGTAGGTAATTTACCCTCTTTCAACCAAAATTCACATTCAAAGACAATAATAAAAAGACTATATCCGGCGATCTCTTCCAGATCATGGGTGATGATCGGCGCTCCGAATGGAAATATATTTTCTGACATGACATAAGGGTAAAGAGAATTTACGTCGTAAACAACTACATTCTCAAATTCTTTTCCCTCATATCCTTTTTTTAAATAAGTCCATCCACCGCGATAGGCATGTCGTAACTCTTTATCAATAGATAATGCTAAATTTTCTTGCTTTGATAAGTTTAAATTCGTTAGATATGGTTCATCATTTTGCAAAATTGGGAAGATTCTTTCAAATTTTCGTTTTCCTATCGTTTCTTTCAAGTCATTCATCGCCGCAGAAGATAACGTTAGTCGGTTAATGTTATTCTCAAACATTTGATTTAACGAATCTCTTAAAATAATGACATCATTTTTTAAGTACTCAAAATCTTGCTGAGATAACGATCCTCCAATCTCTCTGTCTTCATCGTAATCAATTTCTAATTTCTCAATTCCCAAATTAAATGTCTTTGACATTTTACTAATAGGCATCGGTATCAACTTCAACGAATCAACAAAAGTAACTTTAAAAATCTTCATTACTCTTTTCTGGGTCGTATAGTAAAAATTGCATTCAATTTTATACCATTGATTGCGGTCGGTAATTAATGTCCTAAACTCACATGCTTCTTCTAACTTGTCTTGCTTATGTGTCCATCCGTTTTGTAATAAATAATTTACAATAAAACTTCCGTCAAATTTGAGATTGTGAAAATAGATTTTGCTTCGTTTCTTTAGTTTATAACAAAATTCAATAAAAGATTGAATATTTGTTCCGCATTCAAAGGATGACATACAATCTAAATTACTAATTCCCCATGCCCAAACTTCCGTTTTTTCTGGATCCGTTGTTGTTTCAAAATCTGCCGCAAAAATCTCCGTCTTAGACATAGGATTTTACTTGCTCAATTCCCCATAATAATTCTTGAATTTTCTGCTCTGCGGAAATTGGCATGTAAATTATAAATTCGATTGTAAACACATCTCGATAATCTTCAGTTAACGCTAATTGGTAAAATTCTTCCGGACTAATATCCCCCAGAGCTTCCTCTACTACCTCTCGAATTTCTGGTCCTAATTCGTCTTCTATTCCGTTTAAATAGTTTTGATAATAAGCGTCAATATTTCTTTCTTTTGATAAGTCAATCATTAGACTGCTTTTAAATCTTGCCCATTGATTTGGATCATTAAATCGCTCTTCATCAAAAGCTACAGGTCTTTGCAAAGCCTGTTCTTGTGATGATGTCCAGCCAGATCTTCCTTCTACAAATCTACCATATTTTTCTGCTCTTTTTCTTCTCTTTTCGTTTCTTCTCTGGTTTAATCTCGCCGTCTCTGATATGGCATAAGCAGACGTTAAAACGTCTTTTACTCTCACAATCTCAAGATTCTTCGGAGACGGGATTTTCTTCATCTGCTTTACTTCGGAACGTAATGCTTTCATGTTTGGATAGTTCTTCATTAGCTCATCCACCGAACGACGTGGTGGTGCATAGTTCTTGCCGAACTGTTTTTCAATCCTTGTAACCGCGGCGTTATAACTTCTTACCGCAGAAGCGGCGAATTGTCGCCGCTTGCGGTAAGCCTGTGTTTGTTTTGGCTTCTTTGCCATATTTTAACTCCTATAGTAAATTAAATGTAGCATACTTTTTCATTCCTGTTCCTTCCTGACGGATTTCAATGGTGATCGGTTTGTTTAAAATAACTTCCTCCCCAAAGATCAACTGATAATTTCTTACAGCTCCAGCAAAACCTCTGGATAAGGCAGAATAAGATTTACCTGCTGTGTCAATGATAATTGTTCTTGGTAATACTTCGATTTCCCCTGTCTGCTGTGATTTCATCTCTACTGGATAAACTAACCAAGCCTGCACTTCAATCTGCTGACCGTAACAGTCTGAAATTTTGTAATCAGGATTGTTCAAAGCATTGAAAACATTCATTTTCAATTCTTCAGGTAATGTCTGCACTGTTTTCTGTACACTTAATTCGTTCATTTTATTCCTCCTATTTTAAAAAGAAAAGATTATATATTCAATAAAGAATCTCTCAATTCTTTAATGACACGATTTAAATCTAAAATATCGATTCGCTCTAATTTATCGGTAATATCTATCCAACCTAATTTCACTTGATCACATTCTGTATCCTTTAAATCTAAGCATACATCATCAGTAACTAAATTATACCACAAACTATACGATTGATCTCTGTATATTCTATCACGTATTTCAAATAATGCTTCAATTTTCCTCATAGATTCTGCAACACCTCACTGTACATGTTCATTGCGTGCAAATAGATAAATAAGTTATATCCAAAATATAATACACCAAATACTATGATTGCAATGGCTATCCAAAAATATTGTTTTTTCATTTTATTTTTATCCTTTCCTGTAATACTTTAAAAGAAAATTATAATAAACTCAAATACTAACATTACAATTCCTATCCAAAATATTGACGGTTATTTTTTCCTATATTCATAATATTCTGTCTCATCCATTAGGACGTATTCATTTTCAACTTTTACGATCTTTTTTCTTTCTTGATTCGCTTTCTTTGCAAAGTATCTGGAAATATACCTTCCTGTTTCTGGATTAATTCCCTTTTTCTCATATTCTGTTTGTGGTGGTTTTCGATGTCTCTTTCGATATTCAATATCTGCAATCGCTGTACTGGCTTTGTAATAGCGGCGATGATAAACATAACCCTCAGGATTTTCAATATAATTCCCATTTATGGTTAAATGTAGACGCCAATCATCTTTATCTTCATAAATTCTGTCTTCCCATGACTTTGCAATACACTCAAAGTTTTCTCTTTCATTTTCAGGAATTTCAAAGAAAAGATAGTGATTTTTTAAATAAAGTAAAATATATTCTTCTGCTCCTTCTTTTGTCGGAAAATCCCCAAAAATTCTATTAAATTGTGTTTTAATGCAATAATTCCGTTCAATCGGTATAATCAAAAATCCGTACATTTCATACCAATGTTTTGGAGCTAAATCATGTCTTTTTTCCAAATAATGTAAGTCCTTCAGTTCAACATCTAAAGATTCTTTAAAGTCTATGTACATTCGTTTCCTCCTTAATTAACCTGAAATTCTTCCGCAAAAGTTTCATAGTGAAGATATACATAGCGGTCCATGAAATCCTCATCACTGCAAGGTGCGAGTTCCCATGCAACACGTTCGCGAAGTTCATCATCCATATAGTGCTCAAAAGTGCTAAATTCTTCAACCTGACCAGTTCTCTTGTTAACTACTAACATGTTATTTCCTCCTATCCAATTACCATTGCGGTTATGATTGTTTTAATTTCTTGATTAGATAATTTGTAAAGCTTTAATAATGCAATTGCATTGTTGATGCTTGAACACATCATTAATGCTTTGTCCTGATTTGGCATAAGTTGCTTAATTGCTTTTGCTGTTTCCTTTGTCATCTTTTGATCTCCTTTCCTTTTGTAATTATATTATAGCACAGGTTTTAAAATTAGCAATAGGTTTTACTGATGTATTATGTATACATGATGTGCTTTAGTACTTTACTGTGATGAAGTATTTGATTAGGTAAGTACTTTAGCGCTTTAGTGTAGTAAAGTCTTGAATTAGTGAAATACTTTAGCGCTTTAGTGTAGTAAAGTCTTGAATTAGTGAAATACTTTAGCGCTT